ATAGAATCATCCCACCAATGATTCAGCAGAATGGTGCATTTCAATTATTTAATGAACCATTATCCGATAAGTTAATGAATGAATATGTAACCGAAGGTCTTATGATCGGTGGTACTAATGTCCTCATTTATAAATTATTAGGTATACATGAACAAAAAGATTTATTACCGTTAGATGGAACTGTAATTGCTAACGGTGAATACCCTGAATTTCCGGCTAGTAATGTTTTTCAAGATGATCCTTGTGAATGGCGTTCTATTAAAAAATGCGGTAAGCGAGATCCAAATACTTATATTGGTTATGATTTTGGGCCGATAAAAATTAAAGATACCGATATTAATAAGTATGCGATTCATACTGAAGTAAAATATCATGTTACTTCAGTTTATATACAGCAAGGCGAATTACCTAAAAATCGTATAATTAAAGCTCGGGTTGAAAATTCAGAAAATGGTATTGATTGGAAAGGTATTGCTCTTTTAACTATACCAAATGATGCTGATGCTCATTGGTTAGATATTAAACAAAGTTATCCTGCTAGATTTTGGCGTATAGTTCCTATCCAATATGTGGGAACTGAAGATGATTTATGGATTATCAAAAAATTATCATTCTCCGAATATACGAAAACTCATATAAGCAATATCCAAGATGATATGGCTTTCTTAGAAAATAGAGATAGAAGTTATTCAATTGATCCTATAGTTATCAAAGCATTTTATAATCAAGTTGATGTAATGACAGAATTTAGTGCGATGGGTTTAAATTTAAATAACCAATATAATTTTAAAATGGGTTTTAATATGGTCGTTCAGCGTTTAAAACGACCTATTGTTATTGGTGATATTATTGATGTTTTATGCGAAGTTCAATATGATACAAATTTAACTCCAGTTAAAAAATATTTAGAGGTTACTGATGTAACTTGGGATAGTGGTGGTTTTACTCCTGGGTGGCAACCAACCTTATATTCTATTACCGCTCAACCAATGATCGCAAGTCAAGAAACTATGGACTTAATGGGTGATTTAAATAATGACTTCTTTGATAGTATCGGTGAGTCATTTAATACTACTGCATTAAAATCATCTAAAAAAATTAAAGCGGAAGCTAATACATTAGTTCCTGAAGTTGGTGGTAGCTTTAATGATGCTAAACAAATCGATGCTGAGACTATTCGCAAAGGTGCTAGATTCGGAGCCAATTATAGTTCATCTAATCCATACGAATATTTTCAAGAAGATGCTATGCCACCAAATGGGTTGCCTTATACTGAAGGTGATGATTATCCTAAAAATCCGAAGAATAAAGATTATCATCGATTAACTTATTCGACTTTAGAAGATCCGATTCCACCTAGATTATATAGATATTCATCAGCAAAACAAAGATGGATCTTTATGGAAGAAGATAAACGTATGAGATCTAATTCAAAAAAACCAACGATATCAAATTATGAAGATAATGGTGTCGATATTACTAAAATAGGCCGTTAAAATGAATTATTATTATAATAATCAGATTAAAAAACATATAGTCCAATTTATGGAAATCTTTAGGGGGTTTGAAGTAAAGACTGGTCGAACTAAAGATGGAACTATCAAATCTATCGATGTTCCTGTTATGTATGGTAGTATGGATAGAGTTTCTGCTGCTATTGCCTCAGGTAATACTCAAAATCAACCATTAAGATTACCCGTAGTATCAGCTTATCTTAGAGATATTACTATGGCATCAGATCGATTTAAAGGTGTCGATACTATAAAAACAATGTCGTATACTCCAGTTGGCGGTGTTTTTCCCGAAGATACTAAAACGATTAGTCAAGTTATGCCTACTCCATTTAAATTATCAATGGAGTTAAAAATATATAGTAGTAATTTGGATTCCCAATTACAAATATTAGAGCAAGTTTTAATTTTATTTAATCCCAGTTTGCAAATTCAAACTTCAGATGCATTATTCGATGGCGGCAAAATTACCACAGTTGAATTAACTAGTATTAGCAATGAAGAAAACTTCCCAGTAATGGGTGAACGCAGAACTATTATTCATACTTTAAATTTTGAATTTATAGTTTATTTGTCTGCGCCGGCTGAAATTAAAAACGATAGAATTAGAACTATTAAGTTACGAATAGCTAGTGTAAATGATACTATGGATTTTGATAATATTGTTTTAGATGATAGGTTAGATCCGAATAAAAGTGCGTTTGATTTATCGGTTTTAGATACCTTGGCATAATTGGGGTATATGCCGATTTAAATTAAATCAATATCATTACATAAATTTATTATTTAAGCCGTTTTATACGGCAAAAGAAAAGCCGTAATCATAACAATTACGGCTTTTTCTATGTAACTTTATGCGGTTACTGAATCGCCGGTTTTTACTAACGTAATTGGTACGTAGATAAACTCGATCGCTTTTGTTGGTTTTAATGCAATATGAACATATAATTCATTACGATCAATCGTGTCTGCTGTATTATTGCTAGTATCGCATAATACCGCGAAGTCATACAAACCACGTTTGATTTTAATGTCATGTAAATACGAATTAACCAATGATGTTACGTTTTTACGTGTAATATCATCATTTGGTTCCATTAAGAAGCGATATAATGCTTTTCTTACACCACGTCTAATAAACATTATCAAACGCGCAACGTTAATACGATCTAATGCCGAATTAAATCCTAAGTTAACGCGAGTTTTTTGACCCCATACCATAACACCATGTTGCAATGAATCATGTATTGGGTTAATATTACATAATGAATATAAACTATCGCGTAAACCTTCATTTAAACGAACTCGTTTAAACATAGCATCTGGCGTACCTAATAAACCTTCAACGTAACCAACCGCATTTACACCAATTGTTCCTGATACTAAGCCTCTATTTGGACCAGCTGGTGCCATCCAAACATAACTTGTATTATCACTATTAGTTAATGCAGCTAACGCGATACCAGAGGCGGCACACATTACATCATATCCATCTAAGTTTGATGCATATCCATGTGGATAATAATAAGCAATCAAACCACGATTATCTGATCTAATATTATTAGATATTGATATAATAGTTGATTGATCAATTGATTGGCCCCAACTAATAACATCACGAGGTGTCATATTCATTGGAGTATCAGCTAATACTAATGCTTCGTATTTTACTTGTTCAACTAAACTTAACATTTCGTCAGCTAATTCTGGGAAACCAGGACATAATACTAAGTTAAATTCATAACCCTCAGATGTAATATCACTACCCATCAAAGGTTCAACTTCCATATTAACACTTGAGTTATCGCGAATAACTTGAACAAATTTATTTACGACTGCTAATCGACGTGATGCATCATCACTACCAATTAAATTATCCGAACCATTATGAGCTGATAATTCTTTTGAGAAGAACCAACTTTGAGTGCGTTCGTATTGTAAACAAACAGTTTTTACTAAATTTCCGAATTGTTCAACAGATATACCATTTACTTTACGGTTATTTAATACCATACTAACATCGCCAGTAAATGTAGCTCCAGTTAATAAAGCAACAGTACCAGATGATGTTTTAGATAAAATAGTTAAAACAGTGCTTCTACCAACATTAGATGCAGTACCCGTATAGATTCCGTCAACTAATGAACCACCGGCATCAACAGTAAATCCATCTGATGCTAAAATATTAACTGATGGTCTGAAATCAATATCAACTAAACAATTAATCACGATTGGTCTAATAGTAATCGATTTTGAAGCCGAAGCCGAAGATGATGGTAATTCGTTTACTGTGTGATTGTTTGGATAATTTTGAACTACAAATTGAGGAATCGAACCAGTTAATCTACCAACAGTATCAACGTAAAGTTCAATATCAACATTCGCTGGAACTTTATTAGTGATATTAATAATATCTAAATCTAATAATTTCGCTGCGTCTGATACTGCATCTGCACGAATAGCATTAATTTGTGTTGGTGTTAATGATGTAGTGGTTGAATTACCTATATTTAAAGTGTAACTACCATAAGAAGCAGTTAAATTACATTCACCAGTTGTTAAATTAACTGTTCCTGCAATTGTAGCTCCATGTAGACGTAATTTACCTTTAATAACTGAACCAGAACCGTCAGTAAAGAATGTTTGTTGTGCACGACCTGTTATTGGTGGCGTTGCTGCTGGGTTAGCTGCAATAGCAGGAATAAACACTGAACCATTATTAAATGAATTACGCATTGAACCGATATCGGTTGGGCGAATCATTTCTCTAAGGCGACCAAGAATACCAGTAAAGTGAGTTGATGCTACTGGTGGTTGGCTAGTTACTGGATCATAAGGTGATGCGTAAACTAAACGAGCGGCGGCACTTAATAAATTTGTTTCTTTAGTAGATTCAGTGTATTGGTTTGTGCTTAAAATTAATCCGTTTGTGTTTTTATTAGTAGCTACTGGTAGATATTGGGAATAACTATACTGTAAATGTCCATTTGCATCTAAAGTTGTATTTTCTACGTTATAAAAATTACCACTTAAAATATTAGAAATGTTAAATCTTAGATATGCACTATCTCTATATTTGTCTGCAAAGGTGCTAGTTGTTTTAGCTAACTCGACCATCGCATTATTAATAATTTTTTCTAATTGTGCATTTTCAGCTTGCATTTCATTCAATTCTTTATAATAAGCGCTATACTTATCAATTAAAGCTTGAGATGCATTTGTTGGAATCGGTAAAATATTACCAGCATCATCCAATAAATCAACTGGAATTTGAATAGATCCACCCAATAATTGAGTATTTCTATTTGCTGTTCTATAATTTTGAACTGCATTTAAATAAATGGTAGCAGCTAATTTTGCATTAGAAACTACATTAGGTGTTGTTTTTGATTCCCAGATATTAGATGCTGTTTCTGTATCATCATCTAAATCGATATCTGCGCGGATAACGTAAGCGCGATTTCCCAATTTTAAAAATTGGTTTAATGCGAACAACCCATATTCATTTCTGCAATCGCCGTGCAAAGGTTGATCGTAAACATCGCGTTTAAAAATCGGAAATCCGTATGCCTCAATACTTTCACGTAATGAAGTAATTAACCGTGGGACGCCAGCTTCGATTGTTCCGTAGGCAACCGAGTTAGTGTTTGGTAAAAGTTTTCCGTATTTGGTGGCGATAAAAAAAAGTGGTACTGTAGATGCCGTTGATGGTAAGTAAATGGACTCATCACTAACAGTTACTTGTACCCCAGGGTTAAGTAATGCCATGTTTTAACTCCCAAAATATGTAATTTAGTATTTTGATATTTATTAGTAGGACATAAATATCAAATATGTATACAGCACACTTAGGAGTCATAAATGGCAACAATTATGGATATCGGTATTGATCCTACCAATATTGGTATGTATCAGCCGAAGCTTAAAAATAGATGGAAAGCGGTGTTTTTAAATCTAGGTGGTCCTAGAAGCACTGCTATTGGGTATGAGTCGATTTTATCTAATGCATTAGAAATGTTATCGTCTGAACCCAATGCAATTACAATGCAATGTACTAATTTTCAAAGACCGTCATTGCAGTTCCAAGAAGTAGAATTACACAGATATAACTCAGTTGCATATGTGGGTTCAAAACATTCATGGAATGAATGTACTATGACGTTAGAAGATGACGTTACCAGTAAAGCAGCTAGAAAATTACGCGAACAATTAGAACGTCAACAATATTTAATTGGTGATTCAGGCCAAATGAATATTTTAGGTGCTGGTTTAGGAACTGCTAATTTATTAGGCACTGCAGCAACTGCATCTGAATATAAATTCGCATGTACTGTTGCGATGTTAGATGGTGGTGTTAATGAATTAGAAAGATGGCATTTGCAAGGTTGCTGGTTTAAATCAGTTAACTGGGGTGATTTGGCTTATTCTGACGGTGAAAAAGTAACTATTGAAGTTACTATGCGTTTTGATCATGCAGTTCAAAGATTCCCAAATGTCGAATATGGTCATGCTTTGGGTGGTGCAGGAAATACCGAATAATTATGAGCGCATATAACGTATTTAATTCTTTTATTCAAGGGGCTATCGTTGGTGTAACTAATGCTGCGATTGGTAAAGTTATACATCGTAGTATACCCCGAGATGGTCAAAATTTATTAGCCGCTCTTGGTGTTAGACGTCCTTTATTAGGGGTTAAAGACCCAGTTGCTAATACTTTGATAACAGCAGGATTAAATTCGGCGATTCATATTATCGGTGCGATCAATTCAGGTTACCTTAATTCTAATAATTATGGTAATTATAATAGTTATAGTAGTAACGGAATTATGGGGCGCAACTTATCGTCGCAAAGCGGGTTATTAGCGTCCCATATTAACGGTTTAACTGATATGCAGGCTGGATTATTGGATAGATGGGAATATTTAACTCCCGGTTTATTCGATAGTTCAATCTCGCAACTTATTTTAAATGAAAGAGCTACCGGGACTATCGCTAATGCAGATGGTATTCCTAGTTTAACGAGAAGTCCATATGAAGAACATAATAATATCAGTACACTTACTGGTGATGATTATTATGCATTCGATATAGTTAATTTTTATCCTAAAGCGAAATATACTTACTTAGTTCATTTTACTTTTTATCAAGAATACCAACCATCATTAGAAGATTCGTTTACTTTTTTAATTAAAAAATTCGATAAACCAAAAATAACAATTAACCACGAAGAAGTTAATTTTTATAATTTTAAATCGCATATACCTAAAAATATTACATACTCTCCAGTATCTTTAGATATACATGATGATATTAGAAATGAATCATTAAACTTTTTGGTTTCTTACTTGCGAAGAGTAAGCCCAATATTTAATCATGAGAGTTCTAAATTATTTGAAACTAATGGTTTAGATTTTTCAAAGTCAACAGCATCGTATTCATTAGTAACTCAACAAAATAATGTTAATATTATAGAAAGTATTAAAGTTTATCATCTATATAATGCTAATAGAACTATGGATATCCACGTTTTCAATAATCCTAAAATTCAAGAAATTAATTTAGGTGATTTTGATATGGCTGATGGTACTAATGGTAGCAATATCGTATTAGAATTTGTTTATGATAATTATTTCTTAAATACGGGAATTGCACCAGAAGTACCAACTAATGTAATATCAGTTTCAGAATTAGCACCAAATCCACGGACCGAAGTTCTAACATCGAAAGGTGCTGAATTAACTGATGATTTAACTAACTTATTGAATGATGCGGGAGATCCATCATCTAAAACTAATGATGATCCGGCTACTTTATCTAAAGCTAAAAATGGTGATTCCATTATTAATCCTATACCGAGTAAATTACCTGAACAAATTAATTTAGGTTTAGAAAATCCTAAATTTGCTAATTCATTACAATTAAATCAAATAAGTCAAGATACAAAAACTCCTAAACTTAATGTAGCTAGTGCAATTAATTCATTAAATAAAGAACCATTAAAAACTCCAAATTCAATTACTGGTTATGATCAAAATACTAGTGCTGGGGCTCAGCGAATAACACCAAACTTCCAATCATACTTAGTTTAATTATGGCAAGGTTTACTCAGGGTTTATATACGCCGAATAATCCCGAAAAATATATAGGTGATATTGAAAAAATTAGATTTATGTCTTCTTGGGAATTATCTATGCATAAATTTTTAGATAATAATACCAAAATAGTAAGATGGAGTTCGGAAACTATCGCTATTAAATATATTAAACCAACCGATCAAAAAATTCATAGATATTTTCCAGATTATTACGTTGAATATATTAATACTCAAAATCAATTAAAAAGATGTATTATCGAAGTTAAACCCCACGCACAAACTAAAGTATCCAGAGCTAAAAAACCAAAAAATAAGTTATACGAAGATATTCAATATGCCGTAAATCAAGCAAAATGGCATGCATGCAAACATTTTTGCGATATGAATAACATCGAATTTAAGATTA